GAGGAGGTAGGCTTTATCCCTCACCCGACCATTGCGATGGCTGGAGCGTCTCCTGATGGCCTTGTTGGGCCTGATGGCATGGTCGAGATCAAGTGCCCGGAGTCTAAGACCCACCTGGAAGTGCTGCTGTCAGCAAACCCCGTGTCTGGCCAGTACTACGCTCAGATGCAGTGGCAGATGCGCTGCGCTGATCGGCAGTGGTGTGACTATGTAGTGTTTGATCCACGGTTCCCCGCCAAATCCCAGTTGTTCATACATCGGGTTAATCGGGATGACAAGTGGATCGGAGAGGCTGAAACTGAAGTCAATAAATTCTTGGCTGAAGTGGAAGAAAAAGTGCAAGCGTTGAAACTGAAAATTGGAGAGTAAAGATGAGCAAAATTCTTAAAGAAATCTCGTGTGTCACGGGCGAGTACAAAAACGCCCAAGGCGAGGTCAAGAAGCGTTACAACCGAATTGGCAGCATCATCGAGACAAAGAATGGCCCGATGCTCAAGATCGACAGCATCCCTCTCAAAGAGGGCGGCTGGGACGGATGGGCGTACATCAACGACCCAAAGAAGGAAGATGCCCAGGCTCGTCCTGTGCGTCAACCCAAGCCTGACTTTGATGAAGACCTGCCCTTCTAATCATGAACAGCGCCCGTCTTGAGAACAGTGACAGGCTAACCAGGGTGTTGAAGTTGCTGCAAGTCGGCGGCGAGTTCACCACTCTGGACATCATCAGAAACGCAAACGTATGCGCCGTCAACTCAATCATCTCGGAGTTGCGGCAGAACGGCATCAAAGTATCCTGCCAGCGCAGGGGTTCAAATTGGTACTACACATTGGAGAAATCATGACTCATCAAACCATCTCAATCAAAGTCAAGAACGGAGAGCAAAACGTCTTCGTGTCTTTTATTCCCAAGAACAAGATCCTGCTGTCTATCTATTGCAGCAACGGATCGATGAACGTCGCGCTTGACAAAGGTCAGGTCGAAGAGCTGATAGACGCCCTGGAGAAGACTCAACTCAAAATTGGCGAGGTGGCGGCATAAACACGACAAGCAGCCCATCCTCTCATGAACCCATTTGACAAAGACTACAAAGCTCAACTGTCGTTCAGAGATCTAGAGACTGATAGGAAACGCTCTTATCAGGCCTCTAGAGTCCTCAACGACAAGCGCAAGACCGGCGTAGAGCCATACCCATCATTAGCCCAACGCATCGGCGCTTATGAAGGCACAAACCCTCGTGATGTCACTGTTGACATGCCCAAAATGAAACGGAGTAGAAAGTGATAGTTGAGAAGAACATCCCAATGCCAGGTTTCCCGTTCTCCCAGATGCAGATTGGAGACAGTTTCTTGCTCTCTAGCAATATCAAGCGCAGCACCGCATCAGTTGCTGCCAAACGCTACGAAAAAAAGCATAACGTTAAGTTTGTCAGCCGAAAGATGGACAACGGTGCCATCAGAATATGGCGGGTCGAATGAACATCGGAGACATCGTTCAGGTCAACCCTGAAAAAGAAATGTTCGGCGCTTGCCTAGTGGTGGTCACTGAGGTCAAGTCTTGGGGCATCCAAGGCTATGTCCAAAATGCTGGGGTAGCTGGTCAGGCTTACATCCGTCTGAAGAACGAAGATTTCGAGCATACAGGCGGCACTGCTGTGTGGATCAGGAGTGAAGAATGACACTCATTGAAGCAGCAAAGCAGGCGCTGGAGGCGCTGGAAACCTGCGTAGAAGATGAGTGGTACACGGATGACGACTATGGCATGGTGCAGACTTACGACGAAGAAAAAGTTTACGCAGCCATCACCGCCCTCCGCACCGCCATTGCAGAGGCTGAGAAGCAGGAGCCTGTGGCGATTGCGCTGAATACAGGAACAAAACAGGGTGTTAAGTGGCTGAAAAATGTGGAGCATGGAGAAAATCTATACACCACCCCACCCGCACAGCAAGCACAGCCAGCAACTGTGCAAGAGGCAGTGGCGTGGCCTTGCGAAATCGAGGAAGCAGACTTTGAGCAGGACACCATCACTTTGAAGATGCTGACATCTCAATACGTTGTACGGGCCGGCAAGCACTGGCTATCCACCACCCCACCCGCAGCACAGCGCACATGGGTCGGGCTGACGGATGAGCAGATCAATCAGTATGACTACCAGTACCGAGATCTCCTCTATGACGCTGAAAAGATGCTGAGGGAGAACAATGCATGAACCGCGACGACATCATTAAGTGGGCGCGAGAGGCTGGGTTCATGTTCTGCGAAGAGTCATACAAGCACCGGTCGAACTGTTTATTCTATGGAGGCTATGCGGTTGATGAACAGCTTGAACGCTTCTTCCACATGGCCCAAGCAGCCGAGCGCGAGGCACGAAGTATGCGGTGGGATGAATTGATTGCCAAGGCTGTTCTGGCCGAGCGCGAGGCGTGTGCGGAGGTGTGTGACGGCGAAGCAACGATTGAAGGCATAGCGCAAAGATGCGCCGCTGCCATCCGAGCAAGGAAAGATTGATATGCCACTCACATCTGCTGGCTACATTTACGAGAAGCAGCCATTACATCCTATGGCAGACAAACGAGGCCGGGTGCTGCAACACAGACGCATTTGGTTTGACGCCAATGGTGATATTCCAGACGGAGCAGTCATCCACCACATCAATGGAAACAAGACTGACAACAGGCTTGAAAATCTTGAGATGTGTGACAGATCAAGTCACATGAAAGAACATTACCCAAATGGGTTTTGGTCTGAAGCGTGGAATAAAGGATTAACCGAATACATGCGCCTTAGCTGCGCGGCGTGTGGTTTGGAGTTCACTCGAATTGCAAAAGAAGTTCGCAAAAGTCAAAAGAAAGGTCGTCAAATTGTTTGTGGACAAGCCTGCCGGAGCAAAGTCGGCGCTGTTAATCGTTGGAGCCGAGCAAGGGGGCAAGCATGAAAGACGACAAAGACAAGATGCCACTGTTCGACGACTGGGACTGCCCGCCCTGTAATCAGCAGTGCAACCAGGGTAGAAACTGCATTGGAGCAACAATGTTCACCAATCCTCCTAAAACAACATCGCTACTCAAAGGCAAACTGCTGCTCATCTCAACAGCAGTCCTAATCTTCTTTATCCTTGTGGGAATTTTATGAAGAACATCTTAGACCCAAAATTCAAGTACATTCCAGCAGCCGCCACAGACGTGCAGCGCACATGGAGAAAATTCGGTTGGAGACCACAAGATGAAGTGCCCAGTTTGCGGAACATGGACAACAGTCGAGACAACAGTCCAAAGAAACGGATCAGTGTACAGACACAGGAAATGCGGTAATGAGCATAGCTTCCACACAGAAGAACACCCAGTCGCTAAAAAAAGCCACGGAGGAGCAAGATTTCGCAAGCTGGCCCACGGATCAACTGATCAAGTTCGCGCATGACTCGCTCCAAAAGATCAACGATCTAGAGCAAGAGATCGCCTACATGAGAAACGATCTGCGATCAGCGCTACAAGCCTACAGATCAGTTGTCAGAGAGAAAGAGGCTTCTCTCTCCCTTGCGCCTCTTAACAAGTCCAGGTAGCTCTTTGCCTGCGGCCTTTGTCCACATCAAGAAGGCATCGGCCGCTTGCTCCCATTCCTCTCGCTGGATCTTCATCCTGATCGTAGAGCGTTGGAAATTCCCAAGGCCTACATTGAAGCTGAAAGAGACACAAGCGTCGAACTTACTTTGACGGCCAGCAAGATTAGGAGCGAGTCGTAGAACACCTCGCTCAAAGTTCTCAAGGTCTTTAGCAAGTATGGCATTGACTTCATCCATCGTCAGTGTGCGATTCCATCCCTCTGGAATAGGCAGGCTCTTGCGCTCCTCAAACGGTACTTTGATGTGACTCTGGTCAATTACATGGCCAACACCAACCGTCCATAGCGCAGCAGGGCATCGGTATGGCTTTACCCGAACGCCCTCGTCGTGCTTGATCATCTGAATGAGACGGTCTGAGACTTTCATTTTCCGAAGGCTCGGCCACCAAAGTGGAACGCAATGATGCTGGCAAACAATGTTGCCGTCTCAGCATCCCACAGCATCTCGGCCAGCTTGTCGAACTCGACGCCGCGAGTCCAACCGTACCAGAACAGTCCAGCATCAATGAACACCAGCAAGAAGAAGAACCCGTAGGTGATCACCGGACGAACACTGGCTCGCAG